CAATCGAAGCGAAAGACGGTCAACGGGATCTGCGCCAACCTCGTGCATTCGTACGACGGTCTCGGTGGTCTTCTCGGGTTGACGGTCAACAAGTGTCTCGATGAGGGCGTCCATTCGTTCATGACTGTTCACGACAACATCTCTTCGACAGCATCCGACATGGACACGATCAACAAGTGCGTCCGTGAGGCGACTGTTGATATCTTCAGTGAGAACGTTCTTCAGACACTACACAACCAGTTCAGCGTCCTACTGCCGGGGCACATTGACTTGCCACAAGCACCAGCCGTAGGTACACTTGATGTTTCACGTGTTTTAGAATCGAAGTACTACTTCAGTTAGGAGACGACATGCGTAAAAAGCACACCAGATTCACGAGCCCGCCCGGCATCGCCAAGTGGCCGCACCTGAATCGGCCAGACAAGAAGTTCCACAAGGAGGACGGGGTGTATCACACCCAGCTCATCCTGTCTCACAGCGACTCGCAGGAGATGAAGTCTGTGATCGACAAGGTCATCAGCACCAATGTCGAGGACCTCAAGCAGCGTGGTCAGTATCGCAACATCGATCAGCCCCCGCCGTACTACAACGAGGTCGATGACGAAGGCAACGAGACGGGCAACCTGTGCTTCAAGATGAAGCTCAAGGCTGTCGGCGTCAACGGTGACGACCGCTGGGAGCAGCGACCGAAGATCGTTGATGCGAGTACCCATCCGTGGCCTGCGGACGGCGACGACATTGGCCGGGGCAGTCGTATTCGCTGCGGATTTGAAATCGTGCCGTATTGCTCTCCGCAAGGCGCGGGCGTCACACTGCGTCTCAAGACCGTCCAAGTTATTGATCTCAAGGATCGAGATGGTGACGCGGCGAGCGAGTGGGGTTTCGACGAGGTCGAAGGATACACGGTTGGCAAGGAAGAAACCAAGGTCACGACAGACTTCGACGAGACCGACTTCTGACCTTTCTGTGAAGGCGTATCGGGGGTCGAGCAGGTGGGAGATCTTCCTGCCTCTCACCCCCGTGCCCGCCTCGCGTCCAAGGTTCACAAGGACTGGTCGAGTCTACTTCGGCAAACGCTACACAGCCTTCAGAAAGGATGCGGCTTTGTTGTTCGAGAATGCTAAACTACCACGATCCTTCCCGCTGGAGGGTAGCCTTGCGGTATCCGCCGTGTTTCACGTAGTGAAGCCGCGAACCTCCAAGAGGCAGACGCCACTCGGCGACGTGGACAACTACTTCAAGACACTGGATGTCTTGAATGGTGTAGTGTGGGACGACGACGACCAGCTCGTGTGGGCCTCGATGAGTAAGAGGTTTTCCGATACCCCCGGTATCAGTTTGGAGGTCATGAGAGTTGAGCGAGTTCCTGAGGCACGAACCCTGCCCGCGCTGTGGGTCAAGGGATAATCTAGCGAGGTACACAGACAACCACGCATATTGTTTTGGCTGTAATTACTATGAACACGGGGACGGCACCCCCGTCACACAGAAAGAGACTCATAGAATGACTGGACTTATCGAGTACGACATCACTGCCCTCAACCGCCGGGGGATTGATGAGGAGACATGCAAGAAGTTTGACTACGGCGTCGGCGCGTACGAGAACCGCCCATGTCAGGTCGCGAACTACAGGGACGCGGCAGGCAACGTCGTTGCCCAGAAGCTGCGCTTTGGTGACAAGACGTTCAAGTGGCTGGGTGACCCCAAGAAGATTTCGCTGTTCGGAGCCCACCTCTGGCGCGAGTCAGGGAAGATGGTCACGATCACCGAGGGTGAGTGCGATGCTCTCGCCGTATCTCAGGTCTTCAACCTGACGTGGCCTGTCGTTTCCATACCCAACGGCGTCAAGTCGGCTGCCAAGGTAGTGGCTCAGAATATCGAGTGGCTAGAGTCGTTCGAGTCTGTCGTCCTGTGTTTCGATCAGGATGAACAGGGCAGGCAGGCAGCTATCGAAGCCGCCCAGCAGCTTTCACCGGGCAAAGCGAAGATCGTCACGTCGATGCCCCACAAGGACGCTTGTGACTGTCTGGCCGAAGGTAAGTACAAGGAGCTTGTCGATGCCGTATACAGCGCCAAGTCTTTTCGGCCTGACGGCGTCGTCCCGGGCGAGGAGCTTTGGAATGTCATCAACGAGAGCGACGAGAAGCCGTCCATCCCCTACCCGTGGCCTTCGCTGAACACCAAGCTCTTCGGTATGCGCGGCGGCGAACTCGTAACCCTAACGGCGGGCACGGGCATCGGAAAGTCGAGCGTGGCTCGCGAGCTTGCGTACTACCTGATCGACATGGGCCAGAAGGTGGGGTACATCGCTCTGGAGGAGTCGGTCAAGAAGACGAGTGAGTACATCATGGGTCTCCGGATGAACGTCCCGCCGCATCTCTGGCTCGACCGCGAGGTCACCACGGACCAGAAGCGTGCGGCGTTCGAGGCGACGGTCGGGTCAGGCAAGATGGTCCTGTACGATCACTGGGGTTCTATCGATCCCGCCAATCTGCTGAACAGGGTGCGGTACATGGCTCGTGCGATGGAGTGCAAGTACGTGTTCCTCGATCACCTGTCGATCGTCGTGTCCGCCATGGAGTCTGGTGATGAGCGGCGCACCATCGATGCCACGATGACGAAGCTTCGGTCGCTCGTAGAGGAGACGAACATCCACCTCGTCCTAGTGTCTCACCTTCGTCGCCCTGAGGGTAGATCCCACGAGGAGGGCGGCAGCACGAGCCTCAGTCAGCTCCGAGGCTCACACGCAATCGCGCAGTTGAGTGATGCAGTCATCGGATGCGAGAGGAATCAGCAGGAGGAATCAGCACAGAATCTCATGTCACTGCGCGTCCTGAAGAATCGATACGCTGGTGAGACTGGACTTTCCTCCGTCCTTGAGTACTGTAGTGACACAGGTCGTCTCAGCGAATGGATCGCGCCCGACATCGTCGCCATCCCTGAGTGATCGTTGGGACCTCCCAACAGAAAGAGTAGCTATGCACACCGTAGTTTTTGACATCGAAACGAACGCGATCAAGTGCTTCCGGACCCTGCTGGGTCTCAAGAAGATTCACTGCATCGCCCTGTCGTCAAACGGAGACGACCCACGTCTCGTTAGTATCGAGGAGGGTCTGGAGGAGCTTCGGGAGGCTGACGTGATCGTCGGTCACAACGCACAGGACTTTGACGTGCGAGCGATCCAGCGGCTTCACCCAGACTGGGAGCCCAAGGGTTGCGTCCGCGACACCCTCGTCATGTCCCGGATGCTGTGGCCTGACATCTCGAATCAGGACTGGCAGGACCCCGAGTTCCCGAAGAAGTACTCGGGTCGTCACTCGCTCAAGGCGTGGGGCCACCGGCTTCGCTTGCTCAAGGGCGACTACGGTGAGCAAGATAACTGCTGGGACGAGTTCACTGAGGAGATGGGTGAGTACTGCATACAAGACGTGCGCGTGACGCTCGCCCTGTGGAACAAGATCCTTGCGGAGGATGTCCCGGAAAACCCTACCGTGTTGGAGCACGAGTTCGCGGCTGTAATCTCACAACAAGAGAGAAACGGCATCGGTTTCAACGTCGAAAAAGCTAGGCAGCTTCACTCAGATCTCTTGGCCGCGAGAGAAGACGTGAAGCAGCAGTTGAAGGAAGCGTTTCCTCCTGCTGTTATCCCGATGAAGACTCCGCAGTACTACTATGACCCAGAGACTGGTACGAAATACGAGAAGAAAAAGGATTGTCCCCTCAAGATCCGCCCTCGGCTATTGGACGGCGAACTCAAGGTCAAGACTATACCGTTCAACCCCGGGTCGCGAGATCAGATCGCAAGGGGTCTCATTAGCAAGCATGGCTGGCAGCCTGAGGAGTACACTCCGGAGGGTCGCCCGAAGATTGATGAGACGGTGCTCAAGGGCCTGCCGTACGAAGAGTGCAAGCCGCTGGCCCAGTATCTGCTACTCACAAAGCGGTTGGGACAGGTTGCAGAGGGCAACGAGGCGTGGATCAAGTTGGAGAAAGACGGGCGGATCCATGGACGTGTGAACCCGTGCGGCGCTGTGTCCGCCAGATGCACTCACAGTAAGCCCAACGTAGCTCAGGTGCCTCGGGTCACTGCCCCGTTCGGTGCTGAGTGTCGAGCCCTGTTCTGTGTCCCGAGCGGCAGGAAGATGGTCGGGATCGACATGAGCGGCCTTGAGCTTCGCTGCCTAGCGCACTACACGTTCAGGTACGACAAAGGTCTTTATCGTGATGCGATTCTGGAAGGCGACATCCACGACACGAACCAGAAGGCGGCGGGTCTTGAGACCAGAGATCAGGCCAAGACGTTCATCTATGCTTTCCTGTACGGCGCGGGTAACGCCAAGATAGGATCGATCGTCGGCGGCTCGTCACAAGACGGATCACGACTCAAGACATCGTTCCTCGCCAAGATGCCAGCTCTCAGAAGGCTCAAGGAAGCTGTGGAGTACAAGGCAGAGCGTACGGGTAGTCTAACTGCGATTGACGGCAGGACACTGAGAGTCCGGTCGAAGCACAGTGCGCTGAACTTGCTGCTCCAGTCGGCTGGAGCGATAGTGATGAAGGAGGCGACGTGTCAGATTCACTCTGACATACGAAAAGCGGCGCGTGACCGAGGTGACCAGCGATCCCTGTACAAGGATGTCAGGCAGGTGGCTCACATTCACGATGAGATTCAGCTCGAAGTCCCTGAATCGATTGCACAGGACATCGGAGTCCTTGCAGTCAGTGCCATGGAACAGGCAGGAAGGACGCTTGGCTTCAGGTGTCCGTTGACGGGAGAGTACCGTGTCGGAGAAAACTGGAAAGAGACTCACTGATCTTGCGTACGTAGCAGGGGTCATCGACGGCGAAGGCAGTATCGCCTACAGGACTACACCCTGCGTTCGTGTCGAGGTGACGAGCAGAGAGATAGTCGAGAAGCTGTATGAGACACTGGGCGGCACGTGCTCAGTAGCCAAGCGGAGGACGAGATCCAATAAGCTCGTGTTCACTTGGGGCATATATGGGCAGAACGCTTTGCGAGCCCTCGATGAGATCTCTGAGTTTTTGATAGAAAAACGGAATCAAGCTATACTGGTCAGCAAGATGCAGCGGTATCCGCCGCGATCAGCTATGCGGGAGTGGTTGATGGATCGAATCCGAGCTGACAAGGAGTGTCGGTATGACTGATCTCACGTACGTCACGAACGACGACATGATCAAAGAACTTCAGAATCGCTTTGACGAGCTGATCGTGCTGGGGGCCTCTCAGCGTACGAAGCAGACCGAGGACCTCACAGTTGCGTTCAGCGGCTCGTACCACAGTTGCGTGGGCCTCATCGAGCTTGGCCGACTCGCGATACAGGCGGGGGGATCGCCCGATGACGAAGAATATACTTCTTGATGGTGACATTGTTATCTATGAGGTCCTACTCGCCTGCGAGGAAGCGTGGGACTGGGGCGACGATATCTGGACACTTCACTGCGACATGAAGGAGGCCCGGATGCGCTTCGACGCTTGGGTGGCTGACCTCATGAAGACTCTGGATGGCGACCGTCTGTACATCGCATATACGGGCAAGACAAACTGGAGGAAGGATGTCCTGCCCACGTACAAGAGCAACAGGAAGAAGAAGCGTAAGCCTCTCGGATTTCCTGTGCTCAAGCAGTACACGAGAGAGGTCTATACGGTCTGTGAGGAAGAGGGTCTCGAAGGAGACGACATCCTAGGGCTACTGGCGGGTATGCCGAGGTCATGTAGCTGGCTCGGGTGCTGCAAGATGTCGGCGGATCGCGTTATCGTCACAATCGACAAGGATCTCAAGACGATACCGGGCAAGCACTACAACCCTCACAAGCCAGAAGAGGGGGTGGTCGAGGTCTCACTCGAAGACGCTGATCGGATGCACCTGACTCAGGCCCTCACAGGGGACTCCGTTGACGGCTACAGCGGCTGTCCGAAGGTGGGCCCGAAGACGGCAGAGCGGCTGCTCAACGAACACTGCGACTGGGAGCAGGTGGCTGCGGCGTACGCCAACGCTGGCCTGTCAGAGCAGGAAGCACTTGTACAGGCTAGGGTCGCTCGGATCCTCAGGTGGGGCGAGTATGACCGTAAACAGAGTAAGGTAAAACTATGGAATCCGTAGACCGCAAAAGACTGCTTGAAATCCATCAAGAGCTGACCCATCAGGCTCGATCCCTCATGGAGAGGAAGAATCACGATTACAGCGGGGGTAAGGACGCTAGTGACCCGTTCCTGAACTTCACGAGGGTGGAGAAGCTGGGGATCACCGACACCAAGACCGGGTTTTTGGTGCGTATGACGGACAAAATCTCTAGACTCATCACGTTCTCTCGGAACGGCGCGTTCAAGACCAAGGATGAGGCGCTTCTGGACACGATTTTGGACCTAATTAACTACAGCGTATTGCTTTACGCATATGCGAGCCAAGAAAAGGATGACTATAAGGAATGAGTAAGAAAAGTCCCTTCCCTGAAGTGCCGCGTGACCTGCTTGAGGAGCTAAATCAGCGGTGGCCTGAGCAGTCAGCCGACCTCCAGTGGACTGAAAAAGAGGTCTGGCACAACTCAGGAGCGAGATCCGTTATTCGCTTCTTAAACGCGGTCTACAAAGATCAACAAGAGTCGTTACTTTAGGAGTTTTACATGTGCAAGTCATTATCTGAGTTTGCTGACGATGTTCTCGGGTTCAACCCCCCTCGACCACCTCGTCCCAACCCAGTCCCTCGCCCTCAGCGGCAGTTCATCGGGCGTCCTCCCGTGATTACGGGGGGCACTCAGAAGGGTATGCAGCGCAAGCCAGAGATCGAAGCCCTGAAGAAGCGTCGGGGCAGGGCCTCCTCACGACGGGCCGGTAAGGGCATGTTGACGATCAATATGACGCCTCCGATTGCAGGCGCTCAGCCCATGATGACTGCTGGAGGCGCTCCAATGGCGATGTCAGGGATTAATTACGGATGAACACCTCACAGACGATCGCTGGTCGATACGCCATGTGCGAGGGTGATCGTCACACGTATCTGGAGCGGGCGAGAGACTCCAGCAGGCTCACGATCCCCACGATCATGCCCGACGCCGGGACGACGAGCCACCAGAAGTTCCCCACGCCCTACCAGTCAACGGGAGCCAGAGGGGTCTCCAACCTCAGCTCCGCGCTTCTGATGTCTCTCCTGCCCCCGAACTCGCCCTTCTTCAGGCTTGTGATCGACGAGGCGGAGCAGACCAAGATGGAAGCTCTGGATCCTCGGATCAAGCGTGAGGTAGAAACCTCGCTGTCCAAGATTGAGCGAGCGATATCCAGAGAGATTGAAGTGAACAACATCAGGGTCAGTACGTTCGAGGCCCTGCGACATCTCGTGGTCACCGGGAACGCCCTGCTGTACTTACCGGATGAGGGACCGATGAGGGTTATCCACCTCGACCGATACGTGGTCAAGCGGGATCCGTCAGGCAACCCCAAGATGATCATCCTGAAGGAGACGGTCGATCCTGAGATGCTGCCAGAAGACATTCAGCAGCACGTGTACGCCCAAGGAGACGCCAGCAAGGCAAAGACTGACCTGTTCACGATGCAGCGCGTCCTGAATGACGGGACTGTAGAGGTCATGCAGGAGGTCAAGGGCAAGGTCATCGAAAGTACGTACAAGAAATACCCGAAGGACAAGTCCCCGTTCATCGCCCTCAGGATGCTGCGAGTTGACGGTGAGAACTACGGCAGAGGCTACGTCGAACAGTACTACGGCGATCTCCAGAGCCTTGAAGGGCTCACGAAGGCTATCGTCGAGGGTGCAGCGGCTAGCTCAAAGGTCCTGTTTCTGGTCAATCCAAACGGAACGACGAGGGCTCGCACTCTCAGTGAGTCCCCAAATGGCGCGATACGCGAAGGAAGTGCTTCTGATGTTTCGGTTCTCCAAACCCAGAAAGCGAATGATTTCTCAGTTGCGCTCAGTGCGACTCAACAGATTAACGATCGTCTCGCGTATGCCTTCCTCCTCACTGAATCAACGATACGTAATGCGGATCGTGTCACAGCAGAAGAAGTGAGGCTCGTCACCCAGTCGATTGAGCGCCAGCTCGGCGGGATCTACAGTGTCCTCAGCCTTGAGTTCCAGCTCCCGCTCGTCAACCGGATGATGGACCGTATGCAGAAGCAGAAGAAACTTCCGAAACTCCCGAAAGACAAGATCACTCCCGCGATTGTCACCGGGATTGAGGCTTTGGGACGAGGTAACGACCTCAACAAGCTCGATGTGTATCTCGCGGGTATTGCTCAGGTTCTCGGGCCTCAGGTGCTGTCTCAGTATGTCAGCATTTCTGAGTACATGTCCCGAAGGGCCTCTGCTTTGGGTATTGACACCGAGGGTCTGGTCAGGACTGAGGAAGAGATACAGGCTCAAATGCAGCAAGCCCAACAGGCTCAGGTTGCTTCTATGGCCGCTCAAGGTATGATTGACTCAGCATCTGGATCCTAATAAGGAGCATTCATGGCTGATTACCAGAAAGTAGAAATTGTCAAGGAAGACAACCCTGCCGCCGCTGCGGCTGAACAGCAGAAGATCGAATCGCTGACTGAGGAGCTGAAGCAGCAGGAAGCTGCCCAGCAGCAGCAGATCGGTCAGGAAGAGGCTAGAGAAGCGAATCTGTTCGACCAGCAGGCTGAAGAAGTCGCTGAAGAACGCCCTGAGTGGCTGCCAGACAAGTTCGTCAGTCCAGAGCAGCTTGCGAAGGCGTACAACGAGCTTGAGTCCAAGCTGTCCGCTCCCGAAACTGGCGAGACGGAATCCGGTGATCTTGAGCCGCTGAGCGTCGATGACTTCAGCGCATTCTCAGAAGAGCTTCAGCTCAACGGTGACGTATCCGAGGAGTCCAAGCAGCAGCTCGTCGATTGGGGACTGCCCCGAGAGATCGTTGAAGCTCATGTCGAGGGGCTCAAGGCCCGTGTTGAACTCGAAGTGATGCGCGTTCAGAGCGAAGTCGGAGGCCCCGACGCCTACGAGAACATGATCAAGTGGGCTACGGAGAACCTAAGCCAAGAGGATCAGGATGCGTTTGACGCCGCCGTGGTTAATGGACAGGAAGATCAAGTCATGTTCGCTGTCCGTAGTCTCAAGGCTCGGTGGGAGGCTGCTGGAGGCCGTAGCGGCCAGCTCATTCAGGGGGCGACAGGCACTTCCGGGTCTTACTCGGGGTTCAACTCCCTCGCTGAGCTTACTACGGCGATGAAGGACCCCCGATACAAGAACGACGTGGCGTACCGGAGAGAAGTGGAAACGAGGCTCGGTAACTCGAACATCCTGTGAGGTGCAGGACTCTCCTTAGCGTCCGTCTAGGGGGAGACCATGGAAGAACATCTCGTCACCATAGGGCTCAGCATCGCTGGTCCCTCGATACTCGGTATCTTCGCGTTCCTGTGGAAAGTAAATACGAGGATCGCAACTCTCGAAAGAGATATCAAGGCTCATGATCACAGGATCAAAGCCGCCCAAAGCCAGTTGAACTCGCATTTCAACAAAGCATTCACCATCCGAAAAAATGTGAGTGACGTATGAACCACCTGTACTCGATGCTCGTGGTTCTTTTACTCGTGGGCTGTCGGACGACGATGCCCATCGGGCCTCCCTCAAGCGCCCTCAAGGGTCTGAAGGAGACTGCTGAGTCGGAACCGTTGACGGTACTGTCTGTGACCGGCGGCTTGTGTCTGATAGCCGGGATGGTACTGCTTGTTGTCACCTCGGGAAAGAAGGGGTGGTATCCGGTGATTGGAGGACTGCTACTCGTTGTCCTGAACTTTGTCATTGCCAGATATTCGCACTATCTCTTTGCCCCCGCGATTGTCTTCACGGGACTCATCAGTGCTGCGTGGACATACAAGACTGTCAAACAGATTCTTCAGGAGAAGAAACAATGATTATCGCATCCGTATCCAGCTTCCTTGGGACTGCTTGGTTCATGGGACTCGTCGCCGTTGGCGGGTTCGTCGCAGGCATGTGCTTCAAGGACCGCTTCATGAAGATGATCAGCCGAGGGAAATGATGGCTAAGCGCATCAACAAGAAGACTATGCCCTGCAACAAGCCTCGAAGGTCTGTTCAGGGCGGCAAGAAGTCTGTGGTCAAAGCCTGCCAAGGAGGCAAGGAAAAGATCATCCGATTTGGTGATGCGAACATGACGATCAAGAAGAATAACCCGGAGAGGCGGAAGTCATTCCGTGCTCGCCACAAATGCTCTACCGCCAAGGACAAACTGACCGCTCGATATTGGTCATGCCGTGCTTGGTGATTGATGGTATGTCGAGGAACGATGGTTCCCGGCCTGCTGCGGTGGATAACTGAGATTCCTTAGTTACCGAGACAGCCATCACATTGTTGTCTCTAATTAAAACTACTAACTACGGAGTCAAGACTAATGTCTTCATCTCAATTCGGAGTTCAGCCATCTCGTCTGGGGCAGATCAATGCTTCTGGTGACGTTGATGCCCTGTTCCTCAAGGTCTTCAGTGGGGAAGTTCTTACCACGTTTGAAGAGAACAACCTCATGATGCCTCTGCATCGTGTTCGTACGATCACCAGCGGTAAGACTGCGCAGTTCCCGACCACGGGCGTTGCCGCGGCTGCTTACCACACTCCCGGTGAGTCGCTGTTCCACCAGACCGTGACCAACACGATCTCTGGTGCTCAGGGTTCTGAAGCTCTTGCTCAGACCAACGCGAACAAGTACTTGTCCCAGATCAAGCACGCTGAACGCACCATCTCGATTGACGGTGTGCTTACTGCGTCCGCATTCATGTCCGATATCGACGAGGCCAAGAACCACTATGACGTTCGGTCCATCTACTCGACTGAAATCGGGCGACAGCTTGCTTACGCTGCTGACAGGAACCTGATTCGTACGGTCATCGCGGGTGCTCGTGCTACTACGGGTCGTTTCGGCGCTACTCTTGCGGGTGGTGATGATCAGTTCGGTGGAGCCAAGGTCAACCTTGGTGACAACACTGACGCATCAGCTAACGAGGTCGGGATCACGACTGGTAAGGTTGAGACCAACGGCGCTGCTCCGAGTGACGCCACGGGTGACTCGCTGCTTCAGGGACTGTTTCTTGCTGCCGAGCTGTTCGACCAGAAGAACGTCCCGAGCGAAGGACGTGTCTGCCTTCTCCCGCCGAGCCAGTATTACAAGCTCGTCAAGGAGAATCAGGATGCGATCAACCGAGACAAGAACCCTGAGGGTAACCTCGGCTCGGTCGTTGCGGGTACGGTCACCTCGGTTGCTGGTATCACCATCCTGAAGTCCAACCACGTCCCAAGCGGTGCTGCTCAGGCCAGCGAGATTCACGCTGATGCTGCGATCAACAACGACGTGTTCGGATCCGGCGGCACCGGCTACGGTAACGCTGACTTCTCGGATACTGTCGGTATCGTCTTCCAGACCGAAGGAATCGGCACCGTCAAGCTGATGGACCTGTCGATGGAATCCGAGTACTACATGGATCGACTCGGCACCCTGATGATGGCGAAGTATGCGATGGGTCACGGCGTTCTCCGCGAGGAGTGCTGCATCGAACTGATGCTTGACGCTGGTTGATCTAGACAGCAGCTACGACTTTATGTACACTTGGTACATATGAGTCTCCATTCGGGGGTCGGCCTTGTTCCGCAGGGTCGGCCCCTTTTTTAATCTCAAGGAGGTATCCATGGCGCTTAACAGAGCCACTGAACTGGAAGCAGTCAACACGATGCTATCGGCTGTCGGAGAGCCTCCTATCAACTCTCTTGATGCCCAGAAGAACGCTGACGCAGCGATTGCTCGCAACATCCTGACTGAGGTCAATAGAGAGATTCAGACTCACGGGTGGCACTTCAACACCCAACGCGATGTAGTGTTCAGCCCCGACTCCACGTCCAAAGAGATCATCCTCAGCGACAACGTGGTGCGGGTAGACATCGACATGACATCCATCGGCACGTCCTACGACGAGCGCGACGTGACTCAGAGAGGCTCCAAGCTGTTCAATCGGACTGACAACACGTACGAGTTCGAGTCTGACGTGAAAGCGACCGTGGTGTTTCTCCTGACTTTCGATGAGCTTCCTGAGCCGGTCAAGAACTACATCACGGTGAGGTCTGCCCGGATCTTCCAAGATCGAATGGTCGGTTCACAGGCTCACCACGCCTTTTCTCAGCAGGACGAGGTACGAGCCCTCGCGCTTCTCAAGGAGTTCCAGTCGGATACTGCTGATCACTCCATATTCGATCACTTTGACGTATTCGGTATCGTATCTCGACCGCCTGCCGTGAGAACAAGGATCTACTGATGCTGATCAACACCTCAGTTCCCAACTTTGCTGGGGGTGTGTCTCAGCAGCCGGACTCTCAGCGCCTCCCTAATCAACAGGAGGAGATGGAGAACGCGGTTCCCTTCCTCGTAGGCGGCCTGACCAAGAGACCCCCGACGAACCACGTAGCCGAGATCAAGGACTCCTCTGGCTCCTCTCTGGACGTATCGTCGGCGTTTACTCACGTAGTCACGAGGGACAGCTCAGAAGAGTTCATGGTCAGCATCGAGGCGGACAGATCCTCAGCGACTGCTGGCATCCACGTCACCGACCTGAACTCCGGGACTGCTAAGACTGTCAAGTATGATCTGGGCAGCGATTCGTACCTCAGGTCCGCTACCCCTCAAGACAGCTTCAGAGCCGTGACGATTGGAGACGTTACATTTCTCCTGAACAAGGAGAAGACGGTCCTGAAAGACGCGACGGTGTCCACTAGCTTCTCTCGCGGCACTGCGTCACTGGAGCGAGAGGGGTTCATCTGGATCAAGGAGTCTGGATCAGGGTCTACGCACCGTGTCTCGATCAAGTACGTGGACTACACCGGAGCAGAGACTGAGGCGTACGTGGAGGTCCGACACACTCCTCAGATCAAGGATCTCGGATCTAGTCAGTTCAGCTTCGAGACGACGCCTCCCTCAGCCACCCAGATTGCTGATGTTCTCGTAAACGGAACGAACGCCGTGATCCCCGGCAAGGACGTTTCGACAGCCGCGAATCTGCTGACGAACCTAGGTCTCGCGCTCTTCTACAAGAAGGGCACGGCGGCTGGAGAGGTCACTGTTACGTCATCTGAGACGTTTGGCGGCCTAAACGCCCTACTCGGACACCTCGATGCGACACCCAACGAGGACGAGATAGTTGACGCTGGACACGTTGGCAGCGTTATCTTTATCAAGGCGAAAGAGAACGGACCCCTTCGGCCTGCCGGTGGAACCAGCAAGGACTTCACGCTGACTGCTGAGGACTCGTTCGGCGGCAGGGGCATGTCCGTGATCAAGGACTCCGTTCAGGACTTCTCTGAGCTGCCCCCGATCAGCAAGCACAACTACATCGTGAAGGTCGAGGGCAACCCGGACGAGGAGATCGACGACTACTTCGTCAAGTTCCGAACGAACGGAGAGGCTGACTTCGGCAAGGGAACGTGGGTCGAGACTGTAGGACCGGGCCT